ATCTTCATGATCCCACGTTTCCAACGTGTAAGCGGCATCCGCCGCATCAAGAATACCTTTAGCGAATCTAGCTTCTCCACTAGCATCTGTTTGATATGGTGAGAATACTGTGCAGTCGTATTCTTGAGCCATAGATTTTAAGGCTTTACTAACTTCAATCTGCTCTGTCCAGTCATATTGTCCACCTGCACGAGATGGTAGACTCGACCGCTTTACCTGATTAATATAGTCAACAATAATGACACCAACATTCAGAGGTTTAACTTTTTTGTCAAGCTCTGCACGAATCTTGGATAATGTCAAAGAAGGCTCATATACTACATCTAACTGCTGAGTCGGGAGGAGCTCATGGTTAGATTTCAGTACATTATGCAACTTATCAAAGTCACGATGTTCTCTATACTCCTTCAAACGGTCTTGTCCATCAACATAGCGATTTGCCCACCAATTAGCTACAAGCTCCCACTCAGTAATATTTAAATTCTGAGTACGCAGACGCGCAAAAGGAATTTTAGTAGCTATGGAGCAACATCTCTGGAGGATAGATCGGCTATCCATCTCAATAGTGAAATAAATAGCCGACTTACCACTTTCGTACACATTGTTAGCAATGTTTGCACAAATAACAGATTTACCTGCACCACGTCGTCCACCGACCATAACCAAATCTCTAGGAGAGAACTGGATTTCATGATCGTACTCTTCATTGAGTCCGAACTTCATGTAACGGGCTAAATCTTCTTCTGGCTCGAACAGTTCAATACGTTGCATACTTTCCTGCGGATCTTGAAGATCAACCTTACCTTCAATGTCTAAGACAATTTGGTGTAGGTGGTTTACTGACTCTTCTGCATCCTCGAATGCAACAGAGTGTTCTACATAATCTTCTAGCGAGTCCAGAATTTCTTTCTGAGTATATTCGTTCTTTAGATACTGAAGAAGCATCTCAGGGTCGGCATCGACCTCGACAGCTTCAATCGCAAAAAGTTTTTCACGAGTAGCAGAATCACGAATCTCATACTTGAGATCTTCAACTGTGGGCATTTTATGAAAGGATTCGCAGTGCTTATCAATAATCTTATAAAGACTATGGTACTCACTTGGCAGATAATGCCTGTGCGTTACACTCCAGGTCTGAAAGTCCTGTAGCTCAAGCACTTGCTTTATTAGCGCAGATGCGATATTCAATTATAAACCCTCCCAAGTTTAAAGATAAGGGCAGACCCCGAAGAGCCTGCCCGTAATAATACTAAGTTAGATTAAGCTGATGCTTTTTCTTTCTTAGCTGCGCCATCATAGTCAGAAGCGGTTAAGCCACGACGAGTTAGCATAGTCTTAACGCCACGAGCAGTTTTACCAATTGACTCAGCAATTGCTTCAACAGTCATGTCGCCGACTGAAAGGTCAGCCAAAGGATCTTCTTTAGAAGCGCCTTTAGTTACTTCTTGCTTAGGAATAGCGTTGATGTCGCCAGAACGTAACAAGCTAAGAGCTTTACCACGTACTGAGTTAACCGAACGGCCTAGAGCTTCAGCGATTGCTTCAACGAACGCACCGTCATTTACTAATGAAACGAAAGTTTGCTCTTCTTCTGGGCTATAAGTACGTACAGCTTCTACCTTAGGGGCAGGCTTAACGTGATCAGTCAATTCCATAGAAAGAATTTTACCTTGAATAGACTTAGGAGAGAATGCGCCATCTTCGAAATGACCTGCAATATCTGCATAAGTATATTGACCGCTGTTATCAGATACAAAAGAGGCTAGGGTAGCTTCTTGAGCGTCTGTAAACGCACGGCTTGCTGATGCTGAAGCTAGTTCAACATCAAAACCCATTTTACGTAGTTTGCTAGAAACTGAACGGGTTGAAGTTTCAAGTTGTTCTGCTGCTTCTGCAACAGTTGCTTGGCTCACAGGTGACTCATCACCTACGAAATTTGTAAGAGAGCTAGTACGCTCGTCTGTCCACTTAGGAAGTGCCATATTTTATTCTCCAATAAAATCTAATAAATTAGTTATGATTTCTATGCCAGATTCTCTGGCTTTAGTTGTTTTTGCGGATTCAACTCCGCTCTCGTTTACCAAATGTGTTACATCTTTTGTTAAACTTGATTTGGTCAAGTAACCGAGTTCTTCCAGTATAGCGTTTGCTTCTGCTTTAGTTTTGAAACTTTTTAGTTTACCACTAATACAGACCACACCTTTTACAACTTGAACAGCACGAGGCTGAACAAATTGAAAGTCAAAAGGTAGAAGGCTAACAAAATAGAACTCTTCTTCGATCCATGCAGTAAGATTACTACTTGCCTTATCACCAAGTCCTGCGGAGCGGCACAAATCATAGTCTATTTCTTCAATATCTTTGCAGACCTTTGATAGCTTTTCCGAAGCAGTTTTGCCGATAAGCGGGATACTAAATGCAGGTAATAATACATTTAGGGGTGCGGAGCGAGAGTTCCCAAGTTCTTCTAATAACTTTACAGCTAAGCGTTTTGAGCCAATGCTATCTTCCATCTCCTCAAGTGTAAGGTTATACAACTCTTCGAGAGTCACAATACCCAATTTCTTGATGGTTGCTGGACCAAGCCCTTTGATCTTCAAAGTCTTAGCGAAGTGTTCGATCAACTTGAGAGACTTCTCTCCGCAGTTGGGGTTTCTACAATACAAAAGAGAGTTAACGTCCTCAAGAACCGAATTACAGCTAGGGCAATTACTTGGCGCTTCAATGAATGTCATGGTCTCTCCTTTGAAATTGAATATGTATTATACGGAATTTTAACGTTTCTGTCAAGAATTATTTTTTCACAGGTCACGAAGGTTCAACCCGTCTGACAATGCGAGGTATAATCTCACCAGAACGTATAACTTCTACTTGACACCCAATCTCAAGATCTAGGTCACGTATATACTCAATGTTGTGCAATGTGGCTCTAGACACTGTCGCTCCGCCTATCTCAATGGGATCAAGAATCCCAACTGGACTGACTACACCACTTTTGCCTAGCTGCCACACCACATCAATCAAAGTTGTAATTTCACCCATCTTCTGCTCCTTAAGGGCAAAAGCTCCTCGTGGGTGATTCGAGGTATGTCCTTTACTCTCAAACTCAAAATTATCTCGTAGACGATATACTATACCATCTGTGGGATAATCAGTGCAATCAAAAGAAAGTGCAGTGTTGAAACCCATGCGCTCAAGACCTTCAAGGGTCGCGTCAAAGTTTCTGTTTACCACTTTCTCCTGTCCATAGGCTACGAAAGCTAAAGGACGTGTTGCAAACTCTTCAAGATCATTCAAACCGAGCGACCCCGAAGCAAAGTTACGAGAGTTAGGAACACTACTAGGAGCTACGACCTCACCAGTGATCTGAACCATAGCTTTAACACTAATGATCTCAGGTACTAATAGTCGCATTTTATCAGTAATATCTCTTCCCTGTATGCCGTCGCCTCTTGTAAGAGCCAACTGGAGAAGCCCCTCAACATACAGGAGAGACACAGCTGCTCCATCAAGTTTAGGAGTCTCAATACAATCCTCTACTGAAAGAGGAGCATCGTTAAGATCAAAACATTTTTTAAGCGAGTACATACGATAGGTATGAGGAATAGCATCAGTAACTTTATACCCTACGGCATTGTACTGATGTTTTTCAGCTAGAAGATCAAACTCTTCGTCCGTCATAAACGGAACACCTTCATAGTATGCTTCACACGCTCTATCTAAAAATTCTTTCACTTATAGTTCTCCTAAAATTGAAATACTATTATACGGAATTTTAGGAAAGCTGTCAAGAACTATTTTACATCATGCCAAAATTCTTTTATATAAGGTACAGTCTTTAGTTCGTGAGGTTTAGGAAATCCAGAACAGTCTATTATTTTTGTATTCTCTGACAAAACTTCAGGTACTAATATTTTTTCGCCAACTACCTTACACAGGTTGTGTTTAAAGTTTCTTTTTATATCAAATACATCATCTAAGTAGTGTACGTCGGTTTGTATAGAATCTAGGTATCGTCCTGTCCAGACCTGATCACCTCCCTCATACTCTATTAGTTCGTCTTTAGTCTTTAACCACTCTTCATAAATATGTTGTGTGGTTCCAGATTTTAAAAGCAAAAAAGAAGAATTATATCTTACACCTAGCCAGTTTATAGCATCCGAGATAGAAGTTATATCTCTATCTTGTTTAACAGCCCATTCTAGTTCTGTGTCAAAGTTCTTGCATAAAACTAAATCTAAGTCTAAATAAAGATTCCAGCCTTTAGGCATATGGTTAGAATATATAAACATTTTATTCCACCAACTTTCCGTTATCTCTGGAGGCTCTATAATTACATAGTGATCTTTTAACTCATATTCTTTATCTGTTATGCAATAAGGAATTATATCTAAGTTGCTTAACTCTTTAAATCTTTTAAGCAATTTTATAGCATAATCTGCAGGATAATAGCCTGTACATACAGTTATTAAGTTTAGTCTCACTTATATAAATCCTGGATTAAATCAGAAAAATGTTCCTCAATTAAACTTTTAGACTCGGCTAGCGATAATATCTCAATTAATCCTGCAAAAAGCTCTCTTGAGTTAGTAAGATCAAGAGGCATTGCTACACCTTCTGGAGTAGGCTTCCACTCCTCATCAAAGTCCATATAATACTTACGCAAGTGCATATACTCTATCCCTCGAAAAGTATTGATAGTCAATCGTATTTGTTGCTCTTTTACTTTGTCGTAGTGTATAACACGAGAGTAGGCCTCAGGTGCTTGATACAGGTCCACTACCTTCTACCTTCGTTTTTTAAGACAGACGATAGTGGAACTACACTCGATACATTTGAATGGCGTAGTAGGCGATAAGAATCGGTATCCCAACAAAAAAACAGTAAAGTATCTTCTGTTTCTTTTGCTCTATTCTTTTTCTTTTGTATGTAAGGCGTGGAAAAGTCCAAGGTACATACATTATACTTTAGTTTTCTCGATTTTTCACTACGGTAAGTAATGATTGCGTCCCCGTATTCATGTACGAGTTTAGCTAGTTCTTGCTTTTTCACTTTAGCTCCTTTGTAGTAATTCAGCAATAATTATTGTGATGTTACATACTGTTTGGTGCTTTCTGTGAATACAAAAATACCCCACTAGCCGAAACTAGTGGGGCAGGTATTTAGCCTTCGTTAATCGCTGTGATAACTTTGGTGAAATACTGTGATGCTTTACCAGTCAACTTACCAATGATTTCCTCATCGACTTCTTGACCTGCATCACCAAGTGCGGCGATAAGTGCTTCTGCAGCTGCTGCTTTAGATACTCTTGTGCCTCCACCTGTAGAACCGCCACTAGATTTAGTAGCAGGTGTTTTCTTAACATAAACGCCAGCTTTGGTTAAGATCATGCGAACACCGTTAGGTGATTCGTCTAATTCTTCTGCAATATCTTTTACAATCTCCATACTGGTCTCTGGAGTTGGTTCTGCTTCTTCATACATTGATACTGCTTGTGCTTTCTTATCGTCGTCCCACGCCATTTTGCGCTTCCTCTTGTTAGGTTGTTTATACCCTGGGCAAGTACCCAGAGCTTTAAGTTGTGAAAGGTAGAATCTATCCGACATTTGGTTATTCCCCTAAATTTGAAATGATATTATACGGCAATTTAAGGACTTCTGTCAAGAAGTATTTTTTATAACCTGTCAATTCTTACCCCGTATTGTTTCAAATGTTCTAGCTTACATAGCTCATAAGCAGGAACGTATGCGGAGAAACCTCCTGCACTTACATTTGAAAAGAAAGTATCTTCGCTATCAACCTTCTGTCGAATGTATACAGCGTAGGCGGGGCATCCGTACTTACTCTCATAATCAAACTGTGTCATACCCTTTTTACTTTCTAGAAACTCGGGGGTGAGTCTGTGTTTTACTTCTACCGCGGCATGATATGTCGCCGACCACGCAACCTCCCCTTCCGCAAAGTCATCTGACATGAGAGCATCCGGATAATAGTGCGACCCAAGTTTTTCTTCTTTATTCGAAGGACGCTGGGGTACGCCAACCTTCTCGAGTAATGCTTGAACAAAGGCAGGACTTCTGAAAAGGGACTTAGAAATCTCTGAAATCGTCCCGCCTTGCAGGTAGCTTTCGCAAGCCTCCGCAATTTCAGCTTGAGACGCGGGTTGACCCCGTAGCTTTTTCTTGCGTTGTGCAGTGTATGCCTTCTTTTCATGATATTCCTCGATAATCTTATTTAGCCTAGTGGTATTGTAGGCTATGTTCAGAATGTCACAGGCTTCTTTTTTAGTTATTGCCTTTGTTGTAGTGGGGGCTGAAGAACTGGGGTTTAGCAGTGCTATTACCTTCTCGATGTTTTGTGTCGATAAGTTCTCGTAGTCCTTCTTTTTTACTACTTTCCGCGCCATATTCTAACTCCAATAATAGTTCGCAATAAT